CTAATGCTCTTTTGTTATGTTATCAAAGATATCCTTCAGCTCGTTATTTTGCTCAAGAGCGGTCTTATTGAATAAATGGGTATAATACTTCAAAGTGGTTTTTAACTCCTTGTGGCCTGCATGTTGCGATACGAATTTCGGATTCATACCGTTGTCCATTAGATAAGATATGTGAGTATGTCTAATATCATGAAAACTAACCATCTTTTTAGCACCGATCAAAGTCAATAAATCTTTAAGGGAATCGTTAACGGTTTTAGATTGAACCAGGGTTCTATATTTTGTCCTAAATACAAAGTTGCCCTTATCAATGTAGCCAATTGATTTGAAATAAAGTTGCTGCTCAAGTTTGTAGTTTTTTAGTACATCTAAACCTTCATCGGATATAGTGAGTGTTCTTACACTAGAAGGTGTCTTAGTCTTTTGAAGCTCTATTTCATCACGCCTGTAGGCTTTATCAACTCTAATAGTAGAATCATCGAAGTTAATCTTGTCCCATGTTAGGGCAGTTATTTCCTCATATCTCATACCAGTTTCGGTAGCGAGATAGATCATAGTTGCCGAAATGTTTGAATATCCAGATTTGGCTTTTGAGATCTTTATCAAATTGACATAATCATCAGGCTCAAGAAATTTATCAGATTCTTTTTTTGAATCACGTCCTGCAATTAATTCAACGTTCCTAGTAAAATCTTTGTGGATAATGCCTTCCTCAATTGCTTCAACAACCATTTTATGTATAAAGGATTGATACTTCTGCATAGTAACCAAAGTTCTTTTCTTTCCGAATTTATTCATGAATGTTTGGTATTCCTTTTTGGTTACATCAATAAGCCGCTCATCAGGAAAGTTCTCTTTAATTACTTTATGTGTGAAGTAATATCGATTAACGGTAGATTTAGATCGTCCTTCAATCTTGTATGTATTGACCCATTCTTTAAAGTAATCAGAGAAGAGGACTTCTTTTTTAGATAAGTTTACATTGTTTGATTTGTCCATTTCGATTATTCGGGCAGCTTCAACACAATCTGTTTTTCTTACGAACCCGCCCTTTGTTTTATTTCTATATTTGCCAGTAGTAGGATCTTTATAGGAAACGCGATATTCCCATTTTCCATTGCGTTTATGAATTGTTGCCATGATTACAATTTCCTTTCTTATGTAAATTTATTTAATGATTTAGCCATATTTAAGCTTTTTTTGCGTTCTAAGTTGACATTTAAGGGATTACTGTAAATTCAGGGGCACATATGTTCTTTAGACATTAAAAATAAAAAGCCGTTTCCGGCTAATTATTAGTTATTCACCGTCATATTTAAAAGAACCAAATAAAGACGTGTGAGCAAGCCTATTACCAGTGTTATCTTCTATAGTTATGTATTTACTTGCATCGCCTACAGAGTTATCTCCGGGCATATAGCTGCTAGACATCTTAATTCCTAGATCCCATGCACTTTTACATACACTCTTTAGTTCATTACTTGAAAGTGATAAAGCATCGTCAGAAAGAACCAAGACAGTATTTCCACTATCATTGTCTACATATGCTTTAGTCAGAGCACCATTGGATTGATCAGGAAGAGTAGTAAGGGCATTTTTATAATCGTCAAAGTTTTTTTGATCGTTCGCTTTTTTAGTCGCCTTAACCTTTGCGTCTTCGTTATCCTTAGATTTTGGTTTTGAAGAAGTTGCATTTGCCGTAGGTTTAGACTTTTCTTTTTTCTTTGTTGCAACTTTTTCAGTTTTATTCTTGGACGATTTATTTGAATTAGAATCATCTTTATCAGCAGATATTCCAATTGAAATAATTAAACAAAAAATTGTTAAAAATACAAAAAGATAACCCCATCCTTTGCTCTTGTTTTTAAACAGGTAGTAAACCATAAAACCCATAAAAATGGTAATAAGCCACATAATCATAATAAAGCCCCCTAAAATTCAGCTTTTAATGTCGTCAGTTATTGGACATTAATTTAAAAAGTACGCTTTGTTTGTATTAAGCGACCAGCAATAAATATTTCATTCATATCTGATCCAACAAATATTCTAGGTTGGTAGCTGGAATTAGATGCAGTCAAAACAATAGAATTATCTTTTCTAGTAACATGTTTCAATGTTCCTTCTTCTCCGTCAATAATAACCGCATAGATTTTTCCATTTTCTATTTCAACATCTTTTTTAATTAAAGCTGAATCTCCATCGAAAATTCCATCACCAATCATAGAATCGCCCTTTGTTTTTAACCAAAAATAATCTTTTGGATCCCCAATTTCTGATTTTTGAACAGGTTCATAACCAGTCTGATCTGATAAGGCCAATCCATCGGGCCCACATTTAATAGTTCCAACAACAGGTATCGCAATCGTCTCCTCATTATCGAATGGAGTTATTTCTCCAAGGTTTTCAATTATTTTGTTTTCAGTCGTTTCTTGATAACCAGCCAAAGACAAAACGATGTTAGCGGGTACTCGCAAACCGTGAGCCATACGTTTTAGCGTGTCCGGTTTAGGTATATTGCGTTCTCCGCGTTCAATAAGAGACCAATATGAAGGCGAAATAGCAGATTCGGATTCAGTTTTTGACTGATACGATACCTGACGGAGCGAATAGCTATGTTGATCTCTTATTTTTTTTATTTCTTGTCCGAACTGTTTTTTATTAATTCTTTCAGGCATATAATCAATCCTTTCATCAACAAAAGTATAACAAATGTTTTACTTATTTTTGATATTTGTGTAAATTTGTACACAAAAACTGTTTACAAAAGTTTTACAAGTGTTATTATATATATGTACTTAAAAAGAGGTGATTGAGAAATGGCAATCTATGTAAAAGATAAAGACAGAATAAACGAGCTTCTTATTATAAATAATTTCACACAAGTAGATCTTGCAAACGAAGTGGGAGTAGGACAATCATACCTATCTTCGATTTTAAATCAGCATAAGCCGGTCGGGACAAAGACCGCGAATAAGATCAGCTCGTTGCTAAGTTCAAATTTTGAGGATATTTTTACGTTCAAACCGTCCACAAAAGTTTTACAAAATTAATCAACTTCAACATTCTAATAATAACTTTGTATAAGGAAACAAAGAATAGACATTCCGTATTAAGGAGGTGATCAAAAATTGAACGATGTAAATATCTTTAAAGAGTTAGTTGATCTAAAGAATCGGGGTCATCTTAGTTATGAAAATATCGGAGATGCTGCAGGGTGCGTTAAAAGTACAGTACAGAAATGGTTTGTTAAATCCCACCACGTCGATGAACGTTATTTGTGGGGGATCGCTAATGGTGTCGGAGATAACCGTTTCAAATTAGCAGTACTTTGCTACCAAACTAAATTACCATCAGCGATGCTTAATATTCTATCTAAGTACAATAGCAATTCATTTTCTATGCTAGTAGGAACTCAAATAGAAGACGCTGACAGTGATACAGCCATTGTTAAATTGATACGTGAATTGAGCAAGCCAAAACCTGATGAATTAGAAATAGCGAGTTGCACTAATGAAATGCTTGATACAGGAATAATGATGATCCTATCAGCTTTCGAAACATTGAATGAATATAAGATACCAATTCATAAAGCGGTATTAGAGAGGAGCTACCAAGGTGCTAGAGGCTAAACAAATAGAATTTGAAGCAATCGCCGAGAAGGATAACAAGGTTCTTGGCTGGATAAGTAAAGATACACTTCATGAATTACAAAGTGAGCCGGAGGCTGATCCGATTGAAGATTTGAAATGGGCAACCAGAATCACAAAAGTTTCTGGTAAGACATTGAAAAAGATCTTAGATCAACCATTTATCCAAAAACAACTTGATATGAAAAACGGTGGTTGTGTTTATTATTCAGATGGTCATAGCCATTGGAAGTTTATAGCTCCAGAGTTTGGGAAGTTCGTAATAGATCACCCGCAATATTTTATTAAAGGAGGAATTTAAGAATGTATATATCAGATCCGGAACTGTTTGCGGATTACTTAAACAAAACTGAAAAAATTGGAAAAGAAAAAGCTAAAAGTAGAAAACTTTTAACTGATCTTCAAGAGCAAATTACTTTAGCTAAATTTAATCAAATGAACAGCATTCAAAAAAGTTATGTTGATTCAATTCCAGATGAAGTTATTTCATTTTTTGAAAAAGCAGGGATTGAGATTGAAACTAATACAGTTGTTGGTCGTGATTTAGTAAACATGACTTACCGTTACATCTTTAGATTTTAGGAGGATTCAATAATGTTTGAACTAATAATTTTTTGCGGAGCAGCTTTCGTAATTGGGTATCTCGCTGGTGAGGAAGGCGGAATTCTAAACCTGTTTGATTTCGATGAAAGGTGGATAAAGAAGCAAAATGCAAATTTTAAGAAGTATTTCGATATTTTTTTCAAATAAGAAAAGGTGCGTAACCGATACATATACCGATCGCACACCAAGCGTAATAAAAAAAGACGTCCTATCTGGTAAATAGGCCGTCGAAGTAATAACAAAACATTTTATACACAAATTATAGCATAAAAATGAGGGGAAATAATTATGGCAAATGAACTTTCGATATCTAACGCTAATGTTGAATTCAAACCAGCAACAATATCAATTAATAATCTTGATAGTTTGAAGGATAAGGCTAATGAGATTGTTAAAAAATACGAAGGATCAATCGCTACCGAAGATACTTTAAAAGGCGACAAAGCAGTGCTAGCGGATTTAAAAAGTTTAAAGAAAAACTTGAATGATGAAAGAATAAGCATTCATAAAACATATGATCAACCTTATAAAGAATTTAAGTCTGATATTGATGAAGTAACTTCAATTTTAGATAAGGCTATTGATCCTATCGATGCATCAGTTAAGCAACTTTTAGAGAAACAGCGTAATGAGCGTAAATCACATGTATTAGATTTAATTGCTAATTTTGCTAAAGATAACGGTATTGAACCTGATGAATTAGAATTCGATGACAAGTGGACTAACAAAACTATGACTGACAAAAAGTTGGCTTCCATATTTGAAGATAAGTTAACAAGCATTGAAGCTAAAAGATCAGCGTATGAAATGGGTTCGAAGTTGATTGCTGAACATTGTAAAGTGCTAGGAATTGATCCAGCAGGTTGGGTAAGTCAATTAACTGATGATACAAATGCTAAAGAAGTAATTGAGGCTATTGATGCTCATATGGAAGAAGAAAGTCAGAAGAAGATTGTCGAGCAAAAACGAGTAGAGGCCGAAAGAGCTAAACGTGAAGCAATTCAAATGAAGATTGGTGAGACTATTGTCAATAAAAAGACCGGTGAAGTTGTTCCACCTAATAAATTTGAGTGGTCAATGAGACTAGTAGGTTCAAAGGGAGCACTCATTAATGCATTCTCTGCGTTAAATCAAATTGATGGTGTCACCGTTGAGACAACAAAAGGCTTATCAGAAATGGAGATCAATCATGAAGGTTAATGAAGCACTTATATCAATTAGAGAAAAGATTCAGAATCCTGAAAAAAAGGGACTAAATCCGATGTTCAAAAGTTCATATGTGGAACTTAACGACGTGCTGAAAGTGATTGCTAATTCTTTACCTGAACAGGCAAGTTTCACTCAGCCTATAAACGTTGACAAAGAAACTGGTGATAGCTATATCGAACTTCATATTATTACTGATGAAGATGAAAAAACAGTTTCAACCATGAAGGTAGTTGAGATGGATGGCAATAGAGGAACCAATAAACTTCAAATGTTTGGTCAATCTATAACCTATTTGAGACGTTATCAGCTTCAAAGTTATTTCGGACTTGGAGCAGAAGATAATGATGGTAGTTCTGATCAGAATCAGCAACAAAGAAATAATAGCCGTTCTACAAATAGAAGTAGTCAAAGTCAGAACTCTCAGTCTCAACGATCTAACCTCGCAAGTAAAACAAGGCTCAATTTAATCAATGGACATATTGAAAAGCTTGCCGAGATCATGGGTTCAACAAATAAAGCCATGACAAAGGTTTTAAGGTCACATTTTCCAAATGTTGATTTTCAAAACATTACTAATGATGTAGCTGACGAAATGCTAGTAGATTTAAACAAGCAAATTGATGAGGCTAAGCAAGCCATTGTTCAAATGGCAGCACAGATTTCGTAGGAAGCGATTAGATGAAGTTTTACGCAAAGCTGCAAGGAATTATAGGTAACAAAATAAGTGCCGTCTTAGATGACGATGTGAACATATCGAGACTACAAAAGTTGTCTGGTAATAAGCAGCCGACCATTGAGGTTGAATTTTCTGATGGACGATCGATATCAGTAGATCAACGTAAGAAGATATATGCGTTGATCGGTGAGATATCCAATTGGTCAGGCTACATGATTGCTGACGAGGCACCGCAGGTTATGAAATGGCAGTATCTCATGCAGACGGGTAAAGACATGTTCAGTTTATCTGATTGTACGATGACTCAGGCCAATAACTATCTTAGTTGGTTACTAGATTTCTGTTTTAACAACGATATCCCTTTCAAAACACGTACCTGGGATATGTTACCGAATGATTTTGCAATGCAGTACAGATGTTTAACTCATAGAAAGTGTTGCATATGTGGCAAATCTGCTGACGTGGCTCACTTTGAAACAGTGGGAATGGGTAGAAATAGGCATCATATAGATCATGGTAATTATCATTTTATGGCACTATGTCGAGAACATCATATGGAACAACACAGGATTGGAATCAAAGAGTTTTTACAAAAGTATCATATCAAACCTATCAAATTAGATAGTGATGATCGAAAGAAATTAAGAATAGGGGGGTAGCTATGAATTACGTAACTCAGCTAAATGCATTCTTTAGAGTCGCTGGAAGTCTTGAACTTAGTTCATCAGCTAGAATGTTATATCTTTCTTTATTGAACAAGAATAACTCTTTAGCATGGATAAGGTCCTTTACTTGTACAGCCTCTGAACTGGAGTCCTTAAGCGGATTAAGTACGTCTGGTTTGCAAAGAGCGAGGAAACAGTTAGTTGATAAAAAAGTAATCACCTATTCTAAACGTGGATCAAATAAAGCACCAAGATATTCGATACCGGAATTATTGGATAACTTCTTGAAGGTCATATTGAACGACACACCGAACGACAGTCCGAACAACACTCCGGTTAACACACCGAACAGCACACCGAACGACAGTCCGAACACATTAACTAAAACAAAACAAACTAAAACAAAACAAAGTAATAAAGATAGTCACGACTCGAAACCCGCAAAGCGTGTTTACGAACCGGACGACCTTAACTTGAAACTAGCCAATTACTTGCTAACTAAGATCCGTGAACGTAACTCTAGCATCTATCCGACTGATTCTAAGAACCCACCTGATACACAGAAATGGGCTAATGACATCAGACTAATGCACGAACGTGATGCACGTTCTTACGACGATATCAAACGAATTATTGAATGGTGTCAACAAGACAGTTTCTGGCAGAACAATATCTTATCTGCTTCAAAACTTAGAAAGCAGTTTGGCAAGTTGATAGATAAAGCAGACGCACCAAATAATTTTAATGGCAACAAGGGTGGTAGAAAACCACTCTATGACTTGCCGTACTAGGGGGTAGCTATGGAATCAATGTTTGGATTGGATAAAGTTTCCCGTGAAATAGCCTTAAAACACGGTGTTGACTATTCAGGAATTGACTTCAAAAAAGTTATTTCTGAGCGTGATAAACGAGAACAGCAGCGATCTATCGAATTCACTAAAAAAAATATTCAAGTTAAGCGTGAGGGAATATTTAGAAGCTCTTTAGTGAGTGATTTCAGCGACCTACAATACAATTTTGCAGATTTTAGGACTGATACACCTAATCAAGCAAGTGAGCTTAAACAGGCTAAGAATATTGCTAATAGGGTCTATGTCGGTGAAACAGGTAACTTTCTTTTTACTGGTGAGCCAGGACTTGGTAAATCTATGTTGGCTGTTAGTATTTTGAACGGTTTGAATAGCCAAGATACCACATTATCATGCTACTTCTTGAGTTTTGCGATGTTCGTTAATAACTCACAAATGGCGTTTAAAGATCAGTTCTTACAACAAGACAACTACAAGGTTGAAGAGTGTGTTAAGAACTGTGACGTGCTTGTCATTGACGATCTGGGCAGTGAATCATCGCTAAGATCTGAAACGAACGAAGCAACTAACTATGCTCAACGAATCTTATTTCGCTTTGCAGATTATCGAAAAAATAAAACAAATATCATTACCACAAACAATACAGGGCGTGAGCTACAACAGCTTTACGATCCAAAAATTATTAGTCGCTTAATGACAAAAAAAGCCTCTAACACAATTAAATTTAGCGGTAGCGACATGAGAAATAATTAGGAGAAATTAAAATGCTAAAACAAAAAAATGTTGAATTAACTCCAGAGCTAAAAATGCTTTTGCTTCCCACAAATCGAAGTTATTCACGTAATAGCGTCGATAACTTGAACCAAACACTGATTGTTGCCAGTGATGTAGCTGAATCCGCTTACGGGCAGTTATATGGCACCCTTGAGAATCTAACAGCCTTAGACGATGAGTGTGAGCTGTTTCAAGGTGACATGCAACTAAACAACGACATCATTTTAGCTGCTTCCTTGATCAATCATATTCAAAGACGTATCGATAAAAAGCTTGTTGATGCTAACCCACACATTTTGGACGTGCAACTTGACTAATCAATTGAAACTAATAATCGATGAAGACCCAGTACCCGCCTCACGTCCTCGTTTTAGCTCATTTGGTGGCAATAAGAGAGCATATACAGACAAAAAATATCGGATTTACAAAAATGAAATCAAAGTGTTGTATTGGGATAAGTACCATAACAAACAGCTTTTTAAAAAAGGCGCTCCTCTCATTGCACACATACGCTTTTACAGAAGAATCCAAAAAGGATTATCCAAAGCGGAGTATAAGAGACGTGCTAATCATGAGGTAAAGCCGACTGTAAAGCCCGACTTGGACAACTATGAAAAAGCTATTTTTGATGGCTTAACAAAAGCTTGGTTTGATGACGGGCAAATCTGGAAACACGATACTGAAAAAAATTATGATGAGCACCCACGTACTGAAATTTTGATTGAGGAGTGGAAAAAATGAATAACTTACAAGAATTTACTAATGGTGATATCAAATTACCAGTTAGAACAAAAGAAAACGGTGACATTGAATTCGATGCTGAAAAAGCAGCTATTGGATTGGGAATTGTTGATACATCTAAGGGAAATATTAAGGTTCGCTGGTCACGCTTAAATACTTATCTTGGTAGCGCCAAAAGTGGCGCTCATGTTTTAAAGGGTGATTTCATTACCGAACCACAGTTTTATAAATTAGCAATCAAAGCTAATAACGCAACAGCTGAAAAGTTTCAAGATTGGGTTACATCAGAAGTTCTACCGTCAATACGTAAGCACGGGGCATACATGACAGACCAAAAGGCTTATGACATTACTCATAACCCTAATTCATTGGCCGACTTGCTACTACAAGCGGGTGAACAATTGAAATGGAAAGATGCTCAAATTACGGAGATGAAACCTAAGGCAATATTTGCGGATTCAGTATCAACTTCGCATACAACTATTCTTATAGGCGACTTAGCAAAGATTCTAAAAGGCAATGGTATCAATATTGGTGCAAGAAGGCTGTTCCAATGGATGAGAGATAATGGCTATTTAATGAAACGTAAGGGTGCTGACTACAATTCTCCTACTCAAAAATCAATGAATTTAGGATTGTTTCAAATTAAAGAATCTTCTCATGTTAACGGAGATGGAGTGACGGTTGTTACTAAGACACCAAAAGTTACCGGCAAAGGTCAAAATTATTTTGTTAATAAATTCCTATCAGAAAATGAAAGGTTGGAAGCATAAATGATCAATAGAACTGTTTTAGTTGGACGCTTAACACGTGATCCAGAATTGAAATATACAGCTAATGATGTGGCTGTTGTAAGCTTTACATTGGATGTAAACAGACAATTTACTAATTCTCAAGGTGAACGTGAAGCCGACTTTGTTAATTGTGTTATATGGAGAAAGGCTGCGGAAAATTTTACTAGTTTCACACATAAAGGATCACTTGTTGGAATTGATGGACGTATTCAAACACGTAACTATGAAAATAATCAAGGTCAAAGGGTTTACGTTACCGAGGTAGTCGTTGAGAACTTCTCGCTACTAGAATCAAGACCAGATAGTGAAAAGAAATCTGGATCAAGTAATAGTAGCAACAAAGGTCAGACACCTAGTCACAGCCAGCCATCTAATCAGTCAAACAATAACTCGAGTAATACTGGTGATCCTTTTGCAGATAACAGCAAACCAATAGATATATCGGATGATGATTTACCATTTTAAATGTAGGGGAACGGAAAATGTCAAAAAGACAGTTAAGAAGTAAGTATAAGGAACTTGTAGATCATGTTGAATCATATAAAGCGGATACGACGTTATTTTACATAATTCAGCGGCTTTATTATAACGATGACCCTAATCAAAGACATATTGCCGATAGATTATGTGATGGACTGGCTACCAGCTATGACTTTGATGAGTTAATTCCAATTGTAACTGATATTTATAACGACAATTACGAGCTTGAAGGTCCCAAATATGCGTGGAGATTTCTGCCAATAAATGGTGAACTAAATCAATTGTTTTTGGGCAATTTCTATAATACTAAGCCAGATTTGTTTACTCAAAATGAGTTTGACCAATTTATAAAAGATAATGACTATTTGAACAGTGAAATGTTTAAACGTGAGGAAATGTAGAACTAATAATTAGCGGTATTTGCGAAAGGAAAAATAATGAATGATCTAAAGTATTTATCCAAAAGTTTACAAAATTGGATCAGTAAAAACGGAGAAAAAATAGTTAAAGTTGGCAAAGTTCATGGTCAATATTCATATCGAATTGAGACAGACCACAATATATATTATTGGGATTTTGTTAATAATGAATTATTTTTGCAAAACGATACAGAGTTCTCACGTGTTTTGTATCCGAACAGAGCCATAGAAACAAGTTTGTGGGGTGATTAGATGGAAAAACTACCAGTAGACAGCTTATCAGAAATAGCGTCAGATATTCCGATTGAAGCATTAATAGACATAAAAAATAGAATGGGCGACTGGGTGCTATCCGGTGGAAAGCAGAATGATCCTTATATGTGGCAGCAGGTAAGATACGCAGAGAGATTTTTGAAATTAAAAGTTTAGGGGGTGAGGTTATGAATTCGGCAATTAACCGTAAGAACGCCAGTTTAGTAGCAGAGGATTTGTTAAACCGATACGATCAGGCGTCAGATATTCCAGAAGACGACCCGACATTGTTAATACTTAGAAAATGGTTCAGGCCTCGACGCTACGAGAAGAAAGTTAGAAAGCCATATAGCTACTACACCTTCGATACTGAAAGGGCTCAAGAACTGTTAGATTCGGGAAAGTTTAAGCAGGACATTTCGGACGAGCTTGGTATTGGTCAGTGGGTCTTAAATGATCGTATTAAAAAAGGAATTTTGAGCGATAAAAAGTGGCTGGAGGAAATTAACAATCGGCTACCAAAATACAGATTGATGTATGACCGCAGGATTCAAATGGTCGGGACAATCAATGAGATTCGCAATCGAATGAATTACACCGCGTTAGATATTGAACGGTTGAGCCATAAAAGTTTGGGATTACACATCGAAAAGATAAAGGATAAATAATATGAGAATAATTAAAGATTGGTCAGAAGATGAAATTAAAGAATTTGAGAATTATATGTCAGTATATAAAAGCTCTCATGGAGATTTAAGTAGCATGGTAGTAATTAGTAGTGTTGTTAATATAACTGGAAGCTTTCCAAACTTACATGATAGATATGCAGTGAATGATAATAACTCCAAAGATAATCAATTTGCTCAAGATATTGTTGATCTAGTGACTGGTAAGGCTAAATTTGAGGATAAGAAATATTATGTAAAGCTTATGGACGAACGAGAAGGCTATCTAAATATAGATACTATTCATTATGACAATTGTCTTGGAAGCACTAGGCATTATTCAGGTATTAAAACTCAATTTACTATGGACGAAATAAAAGCAATTGATGAAAGATATGTACCGTTTGCTGTACCGGTTGAAGAGATGGGCGAATAATGAATAAAGATAAAGTTTTAGATAATTTGATGAATATTAGAGAGTGGGCGGGAGTCGTTGACCACCCAGCCACAGAAAATGAAAAAGATAGGTATATGCACGGGATTATTAATTTAGCTAGTGAAACCATTAAAGAAGTTAATTCAAAACCCAGGATGCCAAAAGTATTTGACGATTGGGCATCTAATTATGACGTCGGGACTACAGCTGGGCTAGATTACGCATTAACAGATATATTTAATGCCTATATGGGAAGTCGATATGAGTTTAGTGATTTAGATGATTGGTTCAGAGATGGTAGTGATGCAGATGAAAAGAAATATTCAGACTGCGTTGATGCCTTATGCAATGGATATGAGGTTGAATAATGGAAAAGAAGATTAAAATTAACAAGCAACAATTCATTGCTAGTTTATCAGTAGCTGCTTATATGCTTAAAAATGCTGATCAAGTAGAAATTTCTGATTTGATTGAAACATTTAATGAACAAATTGGTCCCAACATGAAAGAGAATTGGGACACTAATGTTGTTTTAACTGACTATGAGAAAGCTCTTTATAAGGAAGATAATTAATGAAGTGTGACTTATCAGACTTCAAATATTATTCAAAAGATGGACGGCGTTGGCTAGCAGTTTATATAACTAAAGAAAATTTACCAGAAATCGCTAAATGTTCAGGGCTAATAGAACCATTAGATGCAAACAATGATGCATTTTGCTTTGGTGTTATGTGTATCTCAAATGTTAATAGATGGTTAATCGTTAAACTAGATCAGCGAAACGATAGACCAATATCACTTGAAACTGATGCAACATGCATATTTGAACGCGATTATAGATATATGAGTAGAGAGAATGGAGTGAATAATGGTAATGATGGAAGCTGTACTAGGCGGCATGTATATATCCAAGATTAAATATAATAACTTTGGATATGGTATTAAATCACTAAAACTAGTTACGAATGATGAAAGTGCAATTTTATTTCGGGAAGAGAACGAAGCTCTAAAAAGCTTGGGCGTAAAATTCTTTAAAGTTAGTTCAGAACATGCTGGTTATTAGAGACAAAAAAAGACCACTCACAAATGTGAGCAGTCCTTGATGTGATTGTTTCCGACAATTCAATTATATCATAGGGAAGTGGCCGAATGTTTTTGTTACCAGAATATGACGAAATCAAGTGTAGAAACAATGTGAGACCAATACTTAAACGGTATCGTCGAATGGCTAGAATTGCTGGTCGGCCACTCACTGATTTAAGGTCTCCAATAATTTCAGATATGCCACGATCGCTATCATTTGATAATAATCAGGAGAAAGAGAACTCTATATCTGTTTCAGCAAAGATGGAAGTTGATGAGATTAATCGAGCGGTTAAAAATTTATCGCAGGAATGTTTTGCTGTGATCTACTACACATATTTATCTAAAGAAGAATATACGAATCTTGAGATTGCAAGTATTGTTTTCGGTACGATAAATGCTAATAAAACAGTGGAACGTCGTCAGAAAGATGGATTATTGCAGTTTTGTGAATCTTATAGACATGGACAATTACTTGTATACAAAGATAGAAATCAGTCATCTGTTTTATGAGGGACTTTTGTCAAACTTTGTCTGTATTTTGTCTATATGTTGAGGGTAAAAGTACGTTTTGAGGATGTATATTGATATTGTAAGAAAATTTAAATAGAAAAGAGTTGAAAGAAGCAACCTTTTATTTGAATGTTTCTAGTTACTCTACTTACAAGGAGCAATAGAGACAAGGAAAAGTCCCTAAAACCAGAATGATATCTAAAAAAGACAACCGTCAGATAAGACGTAAAAATCAGCAATCAAACGTTACAGGATGAGATGGTGATTCTCATTCTTTGACCACTCATGATAACGGTGGTCATACTGCGGTCACTGGTGTTTATAGTCATACAATGATGTGAAATATAATCCTCTCAATTTATATTTTTATGTATTAATCAAATAGGTAGGTTCGATTCCTGCCGACCGCATTTATATATTAATAGTATTGCCGTGAAACTTGATCGAACTATTATCGTAAGTTCGGTGGATATTGTGACGATGAGGGTGCAGACGTGCTACCGCCAAGGCAATAAATTATAGATCACTCATTGGGTGGTCTTTTTTTATTGGAGGGGAAATATGAAAAATAAAGTTACACAAAAGCAAATTGATAATATCATTAAACACTCAAGAATTGACGTTAAAACGGTTTTCAACAAAGTAACGTTAGTTACATGCAAATTGCCAAATGGCTTTGTATTAGTTGAATCTAGTGGAGCAGTCGATAAGAAAAATTATGATGAGGACATGGGCAAAGAAATCTGTATGGATCATATTGAATCGAAGATTTGGGAACTTGAAGGATATTATTTAGCAAAGTTAATTTATCAAAAAAAGCAATCAAATTCAGGTAGTCTTTATGGAATGATGTCAGCAACTCAAGGTGTGTATAAATAATGCTTAAAATTGATTACAACGATTATACGTGGTTTCTATTTGCATTAACACTAATCTTCGCAGCAGCTAAAGTATTTGGCTTTATTACATGGAATTGGCTATGGGTATTTAGTCCATTATTGTTCGTAGGTGGTGTTATCGTTGTGGCATACATTATTAGTTATGGATTTATTTTAGTTTGTATGCTGATTTACGGAGTGGTTGCAGGGATCAAGAAGGTGTTTAGCCATGAAAATGATTAAGACATCGTGTGGATATATGACCGCTCAAGAAGCTAAGATGATTGGTGACATTGCTAGAGATGAAAAGAAACAAAAAAGAAGTACCTTAATAAAACTAAAGCAGTTAGAAATTAAATAAATAATTTTAGAAGGAGGTAGGTGCCATGTAATGAAAAAGCTAACTAAAAATCAGCAAGAGTTTGCAGATAATTACATCAAAAATGGTAATGCTTCGGAAGCTTATCGTGAAGCGGGTTACAAGGCTAAAAGTGCTGCAGTGATTAGAGCTAACGCAAGCAGATTGCTAACAAATGCTAACGTTAAAAAGTATATTGAAGAGCGTATGAAACAGATTGCTTCAGATAAGATTATGGGCGTTACTGAAGCAGTTCAATTATTGTCTAGTATTGCTAGAGGAGAAGTGACTGAAACTAAGGTAATAGGCACTCAATATGGTGCTGATACGGTAGATGTTCCACCTGATTTAAAAACTAGAATTTCAGCAATAAAGGAAATTCTTAAACGTCATCCAAACGATGATGCGATGTTAAAAGTACAGTTGCGTAAAATTAATGCTGAAACTAAAATTGCTGAAATTAAGGCTAAAGATATGGTTAAGAGCGATGATTCTCAAATGAAGGCTATCGGCGGTTTACTTGATAAGATTGAAACGGAGGTTCAAAAAGATGACACAACTAAATAAACTTTTTGCCCCCAAACAATTAGAAGTGCTTGACCAGGTGGTTAATGATCCAATGTGGAATCTAATGATTAATTACGGAGCTGTTCGTGCCGGTAAGACATTTGTTGATAATTTTGTATTTCTTTTGGATGTTAGACATGCAGCAGAGGTTGCTCAAGGTCAAGGCGTGTTGCACCCGCAATATATTTTGGCTGGTGTTTCATCTAAGACAATTCAAAATAATGTGTTGAATGAAATTGAGAATACATTTGGATTGAGTTTTCATTTTGATAAGCATAATTCGTTTGAAATAATGTTTCCGGGATTGCCAGCGGTTAAGATCGTACAGGCTTTCACTGGTTCGATAGCTGGTTTAGGTGCTATTCGTGGTATGACTGCTTACGGTGCTTATATCAATGAAGCTTCACTTGCTAATGAAGAAGTGTTTGATGAAATTAGAAAGCGTTGTTCACCTGATGGTGCTCGTGTTGTCTGTGATACTAACCCTGATATACCAACGCACTATTTGAAGAAAAAATATATTGATAATCCTAATCATAGTAAGGCTATCCGTAGCAATCACTTTAGGATTGATGACAATACTTTTTTATCTAAGACTTACATTCAAAATCTTAAGGAAACTGAACCGGCAGGAATGTTTTATGATCGTGCTATTGAAGGTGAGTGGGCAGCTGCCGAAGGTATTGTTTATCAAGACTTTGACCAGAAAACTATGATTATACCGCGTTCAAAAGTCCCCGATAATCTCACAATTATATGCGGGGTCGATTGGGGATATGAGCATAAGGGATGTATCGTAGTTGCTGGCGTTGATAACAAGGATAGATATTTCATTCTTGAAGAACACACAGCACAGTTTAAGGAAATTGACTACTGGACTGATATTGCTAAGGATATTCAGAAACGATATGGCAATCGTGTTCCATTCTATGCTGATTCGGCTAGACCGGAGCATGTAGCTCATTTTCAGCAATCAGGTATTAACTGTATTAATGCTTATAAAAACCGTTTAACAGGCGTTGAGTACGTAGCTAAAGCTATGAAGACTAACGCTTTTTTTGTTGCTCAAGATGCTATTGATAATACTGGAATCAGTCAGACATCAGATAAGTATCATTGGTTTCTTGAAGAAATATATCAATATGTTTGGGATGACAAAACTGGTGAACCATTAAAGGTTAACGATGATGTCATGGATACGATTCGTTATGCGATTGCCACATATGAGCGTATTAAAAATATACCTACTAGCCCAAGTATCAATGAACAAGCAAATTATCTCAATAGTTTGGGATTTTAAATGAAAGGAGAGTGATCTAATGGCAATTGAAGATAATCCGATAGCATACTATTCAAGTTTGCCTTATCCGAATCAAAGAACAGTTCATATGCTCAGTGGTAGACGTTTCTCGCTTGATTCAAACAAGCAATATAAAATGCCAGCCGAGTTGTTTAACGTTATCAAGGACGACCCTGTTAAGTTAGGTGAAATGGCAACAAAGTTTATTGAGAGCCATCAATCGTTACAAGTACCACGCTTGTTAACACTCTACCGCTATTACATTGGTGATAATGACATTCATTATTGGGACAGTGAGAAGTCCGAAAGCCGCGCAGATAATCGTATCGCTAGTGGATTTGCCCACTTCATTACATCAATTAAAACTGGTTATCGATTTGGTAATCCTATTAAGTTTCAATATAATGATGATTCTGAAATATCTGAAGCTGATGAAAATACACTCAATGATCTAATTAATAAATTCAATTCTAAAAATGATGAGTCGTATCATGAAAAAATAATGGGTAAGAACCTTTCTATCATGGGACGTGCTTACGAATTGATGTATGTTCGTGAGAATACCAATGATGTTTCATTACGTCCTGTAGACCCTGTTAATGCTTTTGTCGTCTATGATTCATCAATGGAACAACATTCTTTATTTGGCGTTTATTATTACAACGTCAATTTCAATGAACAAGATTATTGGTACACAGTTATTTATACGGATACAAATATTTTCATTTATAAGCCAACATCAAGCTTTGATGGTCAATTAACGTTATCCGATAATCAAGAACACAATTTCGGCTCAGTCCCATTGACCGAATATATCAACAATGATGAGCGCATGGGTGACTGGGAATATAAGCTCGATACCATTGATTCAATTGATAAAAGCAAATCCGAAATGGCCAATTCACAAGAAGATTTCAGCAATGCTATGTTGATGATCACAGGTGATATTGATGTTCCTAAAACTCCATGGGTTGGTGCTGATGGGCAACCATTGACAGATAAAGACGGCAATATCATTTATAGAAAGACGCCCGAAATTAATACTCGTCAAAGTAAAATCTGGTTAAAACCAGCATTGGTTAAGAATGGTATCAATGATAATGGTCAAGTCATCCAGCCAACTGCATCATATCTAACCAAAGAGTTAAACACAGACGGTTGGAAACTCTATATTGATGCTCTTAATATGGAAATCCACAAGGACACAAATACGCCTGACACAAGCGATGCTAATTTTGCATCTAATGCGTCGGGTGTTGCTATGTCTTATAAATTGTGGGGCAATGATCAAGAACGAGCTAATCAAGAATCACTTTATACACGTGGACTAATGAGACGCTTACGATTACTTGGAAATTATTGGCAAGCATTAGGAAGTATCCAGAATGCTGATATGGTTGAAAATATCAATCCTATATATACGCCTAATATGCCTAAAAATGATGCAGATATTATGCAGACTGTTACGGCTCTAGTTAACACTGGCAAGGTATCGGATCAGACTATTCGTGAGCAAATCGAACCCGTCACTGGCGTAAGCAATGATGCCGAACAACAACGTATTGACGAGCAAAATGAGAAAATAAAGGAAAATGATCCATTTAACAATGTATTTACTAGAAAGCCTGATGAGTCTCAAGATGATGATGGTGATAACACCGACGATTCTAATCCTGACGAGGTAGACAACAATGAAATTGACGAAAAGCCAAGCGATTAGTATTGCTCAAAAGATTTACGGTAAACAAGATATTAGAGTTAAAGAAATCGAATCGATGTATCGTGATACTCAATCAAAAGTTATCAGTGATGTTGATGCGTTTATTGGAGCTAATAAGTCATGGACTGCTAAAGCTAATCCTGGTGAAATTGCTGCCTTTCTTAGTAATCTGAAAGACACATTCTATAATGCCAGTCCTGATGATCAGAATTTAATTAAGATGGCTTTCAATAGCAATAATTTAGATACAAATGGCGATATGCTGATGGCTAATGTTACTCAAGATATTGTTAGACTGGCAATGGCACAAAAGATTCATTTAGGTGTCGCAACGGAAAATATTCCTAATGTTGTTTATGCACCAACTTATGCGCAGGCTAAAAATGTTATTAATAATAATCAGCATATTGCTGAGCAAAGTAAGAACGTGGATGCAATCATTTATAAATCTACGCAAAATGCCGTGTTAGACAGTCATGTTGATTCTGATATGTTTTCTTCAATAAATAAGCAAACTATGCAGACGTTGAGAAAAGTTCGTGAAGTGGCTGAAAAGGCTGCTAAAAGTCCTAAAGATTCATTAAATTGGACCAAGGATGTCTCTGATATATTGACTGGTGGAAACAAAGCAATGAATGGGCAAATGGGACGCGCTGCTGGCATGATTCGAACGGCTACCGCTCAAGCAATGAATAGAACTAGATTGCAAGAATTCTATTCAAGGAACGTTAAGAAGTATAAATATATTTCACTCGAATCACCAACGACGTGTGCTGACTGTGATGCACTAGATGGGCAAATATTTGATGTTGATGATGCTGAAGAAGGCGTGAATTTTCCATTGATGCATCCTAATTGCCAATGTACAGTAATTGAGGAGAATGATGACGATGATTGGGACACTTCTAATCATGATGTAACCGATGAATTAAATAATTTATAGACGACTTTAAGTGGTCGCCTTTTTTATTGCCTTCAAACGTGTGTCAGGCATTAAAGAGCCACGGATATAGTCGACGGACTCTAAATGGAAATTAAAGCTGACGAGCTTAAAACGGGAGGATAACTCATGAACCCAGATAATAATCAAGAGCCAAATATTCAAACGAGCGACAACGAGACTAAAGAAGTATCTAAGGAAGTATCTTTTGATGATAAGCAGCAAGAAAAGGTTAACCAATTAGTTAGTCAAGCAAAAGCTAAGGAAAAAGATAAATCTGGTCAAATCGTTAAAGAACTCCAAGACAAAGTTAATAGCATTCCTGATTTAATCAAGAGTGCTATTACTGAACACGATGCTGAGGCAAATATGACCGATAAAGAAAAAGCTGATGCTGAAACAGCTGACTTGAAGAAGAAACTTGAAGAATTACAAGCTGAGAATCAGCATCGGAATTTAATTAACTCAGCTACTAAAATTGCTGAAAGCATGAAGTTGCCATTGTCGCTTGCTGAATTATTCGTTGGTTCTACTGATGACGAAACAAAACAAAACCTTGAAAGTGTCAAAACTGAATTTGATAATGCTGTGCAAGAAAGTGTTGAGAATCGTTTGAAAGGTAAGAGTACGCCTCAAACTGCCACAGGTAATGCGACAGTGACACTTGATAAGGATTTGAAGGATATGAGCCTTGAAGAACTTACAAAGGTTTATATGGAAAATCCTGATTTAATTAAGAAAGATTATTTAAACAAATAGAAAGAAGGAATTTTAAATGCCACAATTTACTGGAGCTACATTTCTAGGACAATTAGTTGTCCCTGAATTATGGGCACAATATATCAATAACGATACAACTAAAACTAATCGTCTTTTAACATCAGGAGCAGTAACTGCCGATGATGTTATGGGGGCACATCTCCAAGATCCCGGAAGACTAATGAATATTCCTGTATTGAATGACCTTAGTGGAGATCCTCAAGACTGGAACGATACTGATGATATCTCAATTGAAGGAATCACAAGCGATGAACATAACGCTATTAAATTTTATCAAGCTAAGGCGTTTGGACAAACCGATTTTGCAGAGCAAGTTTCAGGTGCTCAAGTACAAGGACGCATTACATCACGATTTTCAAACTATTGGCAAGGTCAAGATGAACGATTGTTATTAGCAATTCTCAACAACATGTTTTTACTTGACGATCTTAAAGAAGCTAAGTCATTCGGATTTGATAATGTTCAAGCCTTATCGGCTGGTAATTATTTAGCTGCATTATCAAGAATGGGTGATGTTGCTACTCCATCATTGACAAGATTAGTAGTTAACTCTGCTACCGTTTATGCTATGCGTGAACAAAATTTGATTGCTGACGTTCAACCTTCACAAGGTGCAACGGTATTAACAACTTATAATGGAATCCCAATCGTTGAAGATGACGATATTCCACTAGATGCTGACGGAACAACTACAATGTACGCAATGATGGATGGAGCTTTGAGATATTCAACAGCACCAGCTAGTCAAAACGCAGTTGAAGTAACACGTGACTCACTTGGCAAAGGTGGTCAATCCGCACTTATTAACCGTCGTATCGTTTCGTTACACCCAAATGGTTTAGGATATGATGTCACACAACCATATGTCGGATTAACCGTTAATAAATTGGAAGCTGCTACAACTCCTTATTATAAAATTGTTACTGATCCAAGAAATATCGGTACTGTTGCTTATAAATTTAAGATTGATCCTAAGTATGTCGTTACAAATATCAATACTAAGGCTAAGAAGTCAGCAACATCAACATCAGGCACTACACCAGGTAAGTAATGAGGTGATTTTATGAGTGAAGAAACTCAAGAGACCACAGTTAATGATTCGGTACTGGCAAATATAAAAGTCGTCAATGACTTAGAAGAAGATGATCCAAGGATTCCTCGCATTAAGATTTATATCGAAAATGCTGTAGATGAAATTGAATTATATTTAGGCGTTGATGATCTGGATTCAAAGCTATCTGTTGCTGTTCAAAAAGTCACACAGAATGCAATTACCAGAGAAAATTATGAGGGAACTAAGTCAGTTAGCGAAGAAGGGATGTCTTTGACATTTAGCGATACTGACCTAGAGCCAATTCAAAGTTTGCTTGATTCATATAAGAATAGCCTTGCTGATAATGACCACAGAGGGGGCGTATTTACCTTTGATTAGACCAATTATTTATTTGATACGAAAAGTTAATGATCCTAAAGATGATGTACTCAATCACACAAAGACATTGGTAGCGACTAAGTTTTACGGTGCTAGAGTTACAGAATTGAATGGATCACAGGAGCAAATTAATGTAATTGGCAAGCAATATGATAGATCGTGGGTAATCAGACTGAATTGCCCTGAAACGGCTGATTATGTCGCTTTTGATGGTGAATATGACGAAAAGAAACAATCTCCTAAATATATTGTCAAACAAGTAAGACATCATAAGAGCAGAACGACATTATATGTTGTTGGAACGGAAGTGAAACCATGAGCTGGGATAATGAACACGTACCAGTAGTCAGGATTCAAGCTAAGGATAACTTTAGTGATCCATTGATTGCTATGGCTAGATCACTAAAACAGTCTGGCAATGCTGATTTGGCAGAAATGATACTTCAAGATAAAGCACGTCTTAAAAATAATGTGCCCAAGGCAGTCGATAAAATTGCCAATGATGAAGTGGATGGCGCCCAAAAATTGATCAGAGAGCGTGAATATCATTCTAAAAGTGGTTATGTTGGACATGGTAACTTGTGGAAGTCTGTGGCTAAGCACCCTTCTAAGAATAAGATGTCATCTGATATCTATGCCAATGCTGAATCAAAAGAGGGATATGAATATATTCAGGCGTTCGAAAATGGTCTGAAAGATAGAAATTATCCAGCTCAACATGTTATGCACGATTCGGGTATGCAGCTTGACGTTGATAAATATTCAGACGAAATCATTGAAAATTCAATAAAGTAGGTGATAAATTTGATTTCACCACAACGAGACATGGTTACATCAGCTATTAAAACAATCGAAACCATAGCAGACGACATACCAATATTTGATTCAAATGTGAGTGATACTAATGAATATCCTCAAATAATCATTTCAACCGGTGACACTGGAGACGTTAATCGTGCTAAGAACGAACAGCTTTCAAGTTATACGTTGTACGTTAATTATTTTGATTTGGTAGACAATGACCACGGCTTAATGATGGATACTTGTTTCAGCATACGTGAGTATCTGAAATATTTGAGATTATCAAGTTATAATTGCTCATCTGTCGCTTTCAATCAAGTTGAAGTAATTGATAATTCAACCGATCAGAGTTTGAGACACGTGACAATCACGATGGATTACAACATAACAGAAAAATCATTTATTTAGACATTCATTTCAAGAGTGAATGTTTATTTTTTTACCAAAGAATTTGAAAGAAGGAAATAAAATGGCTGACAATACACAAACAGGAAACAAACTCAAAAAAGACTTTAAAGGTCGTGATGCAAACAAAATCATCTATTTGTATAAGCGTTTTATGCATGAGCCGGTAACTAATAAGGCACACATTTTAGGTCAACAAGGTGCTACATCAGGTACTAACACACGAGCAATTCAATCAACTGCTACTAAGCGTGGAACTGCTAAGGGCGTTGGTGCAATTAATCAACAAAGAACAGTCGATGTTATCTTTGATGATCCTGACAACAACGGAAAAGATCTCTATTGGGATCTATATGCAGCATGGGAAAAAGGTGAATTAATTGGCTTATGGCGTGTTGACCTAAATACGCTTCATGGAACAAAGCCAAATCGTAAAGTTCAAGCACAATTTTCTCAATCTTATGTTCCTAACTTGCCAAATACTGAAGCACTTGGTGGAATCGTTACATCCAATCTTCAATTTGAAGTCAATGGTGTTGAACGAGCAATTAATTCTGATGAGAATGCTTTTGAATTGGACGAATCTGACCTTGATGATGGTGTACTTGATGATTTAGATAAGTATTACAACTGGGCACATCCAAGTGACATTGGTACAGAAAATGGGGATGTGGTTGATAATTCTGCCGATGATGAAACCATCACTGTTCAAGATACAACAACTGGTGAAGATGTCATGGGTCCTGGAGCTTCTAAACCAGCTAATACATCTAATTCAGGAAGTTCAAGTACAGGATCAGGTACAGGATCAGTTACAGGATCATAAGCATCTTAGATACTAAGCCGATTGCTTAGCATCTAATCAAGTGCATACTCACACACTTGAGCGGTGGTGGACGGAATCAAATTACTAGGAGAAATTAAGATGCTAACTTTAGAGACAAAAAAAGGAATGGTCACACCTACTTTTAATTATCTTTTATACAAGAATATTGCTGGTGAAGACAAGGATAAACGTGCTGACAAATTTAATTCATTTTTAGATGGTTTATTTGCTGACAATGTAGATTCAGTAATTACTTTCTTTAAGGCTGTTGCTGGAAATTTGCTTAAAGAAGATGAGTTAGTTGATCAATTAAGTGAAGATGGTCGATTTGACGATATCCACGAAGTTACTAGCGAAATTATTAAGGGGCTAATTAACGCAGGTTTTTTAAAAGCGAAAATAAGCGAGTGGATGAGATACGGAGATCGTTTGATCAAAGGTATGAAGAAGAGTTTGGAATTGAAATCGGTAAAAACCGAAGAAAAAGAAATGACTCAAATTCAAATCGATCAACTCGAAGAAAACATGAAGGAAGCAAACAAGAGAATCGAGGAAGCAAGCAAGTAAATCAGTTTGATTTGGATGAGCAGATAAGTAGAGCTAGAAGAATTATCGGTATTACAAATATTGATGATTTTTGGAAGTTAACTCCCTTTGAATTTAATGATTTGTGTCGTGGAGCGTTGCTTGCTCAATATGACGATCTTGAGAATGAGCGTCTTAAATCCTCAATGGTAAGACCAGTAGGTCTGATTGAAGATATTGAAACACAAAATCGATCAATTGAATCTTCACTTTTCGAGGTTAAAGATTTTGCTACCAATTTTGGCAAGGAATCGGACAACATTCAAAGAAAACAAATCAGTGCAAAAGCGTTTCATGATCTGGTCATGGAAAGGGGGCGAGAATAGATGCCAGATATCGTAGTAAACAAAGTTATTAATTTTCTTGGTAAAGATCAGTTAACTCCGACTGCTCAGAGAGTTAAACAAGCAATGGATAACATCAAGGATAAGAACGTAAAACTTGATGCTACTGCTGATGAGCAGAAAATCGTTACCTTTAACCAAAAACTTCAGGGCCTGCCTAAAGACGTTCAAACTAAGTTGAATGCTATGGCTGAAAAGAGCGGCTTTGATACGTTTGACAGCTATATGAAGGCATTGCCTAAGGATAAATATACAAAGTTAAAGGCAAACGTTGAACAAAATGGATTTGAAGCATATAAATCAGATCTAAAATCATTGCCAAAAAGTCAGCAGACTGAGTTAAAGGCAAAACTAAACGATACTGGCTTTCGTACGTTCAAAGAGTGGTATGACAAAGTTCCAAAAGAAGCACGTACACAATTAAATGCAATTGCGCACAAGGCTGCATTTGAAGATTTTGAACGTGTTGCAAAGAATATTCCAGATCACATCAATACAAAAGTTACGGCAGATACATCTAGTGCTAATACAAGTCTTGAACGATTTAGTAGTCGGATGGATGCAGCTAAGGAAAAAACTAGTCGATTTAAGTCAATTATCGGTGGTTCATTAATTGGTGGCGCTGTTCTGAGTGGCTTGCAAGCAATGTCTGGTGGCCTTATTTCTGCTGCCCAAAGTGGTATGCAGGTAGCAGAAGCTGGTGAACAGATTAATCGTGTCTGGGAAGGCATGGGGCTTTCTGCCGGTCAAACTAAAGCTATGGTTGGCTCTATGGCTGAATTAAGAAGTGCCACTGGTTTTTCTGCTGGTGCAATCAATGACTTGCAAAAGAAAATTTATGGATTTTCTGGTAGTTTTACTACTACCCAAAATCTGACTAGAGCATTTTCAAGCTTGGCAATAGAATCAGGCAAGGGTGAAGATGCTGCAAACGGTTTGGCTTCGTCTTATGCAAAAGTTGAAGCATCAGGTAAGCTTTCTACCATGGCTTATACACGAATGTCTAAAGCAGTGCCAGCGTTGCCGCGTGAGTTAGCAAAAGCTTTGGGGATGACTCAAGATCAGTTAACTAAAGCTGTTTCAAATGGTGATATCACATCACAAAAATTTGAATATGCTATGACTCAAGTTGCCGCACATTCATCAGATACTTTTGATAAGTTCGGCAAGACTGGTGAAGGAGCAATTGCCCGTATTAAATCTGGTTGGACATCTGCTAAAGGGACATTAATGAAGCCATTGGTTGAGGAAAAGACTACCGGTCTATCTGATATAGCTGATGAGTTAAATTCATCAGCATTCAAGGGATTACTAACCGACGCCGGAAACGGATTGGCTAAGCTGTCTCAACATGTAAGTTCCATTATCAAATATCTTTCTCAGCATAAAGGAACTATTTCTGATATTGCTGAGGATTTAGGAACCATCGTAGGAATTTTCGGTAAAGCTGTTTGGAGTGATATGAAGTCTATCATGAAAACCATTGCTAATATGTTTGGGTTAACAGATAAAAATGCTAAAAATTCAGCTGATCCTTTAAAAACTTTTGAAAGTATATTGAGTTCTATCGCTAAGCATAAAACCGCTATCAAAGCTATCGCTGGTTATTTTGTAGCAATGAAGGGTTTTAAGCTTGCCAAAGGCGCCTTCGATCCACTATTAAAGATTGTTGGTATTGGTGGTAAAGAAGGTGGCTTACTTACTAAAGTTGTTGGAAAGGGTGATAACGCTAAAAAGGTACTTAGATTTGGTGTTACCGGATTGAATGATTCTAAAGCTAAAATAGCAGAATTTATTTCAGGAACAAAAAATAACTTTAGTAGTTTGTTTAAATTCATTGGAAAAGGATTTCAAGGCGGTAAGTTATCTAGTACAAGTGTTGGAAATATGTCTACTGGTGCTAAATTAGCAACTGCCGGTGTTACAACCGGTGTTGCTGCCACTGCTGGGCTTGACATTGTGGGAGCGTTAAAAGCAAAGAATCCAGAACAGAAATTTGAAGGCTTTGGTAAGGCTGCCGGTGGAGCAATCGGTGGTGGAATTGGCTTTATGCTCGGTGGTCCAGCTGGTGAAGCGGTTGGTGCATTGATTGGACGTACTTTAGGTAAGTATGGTGGTAAGGCAGCTAAAGAGTTCACTGATGGCTGGAATAAAGCCGGTAAGGGGGCTAAGCCACCAAAAGGAATTATCCAAAAAGCTGGTTATTACTCACGTAAAGCTGGCGATGCTGTTGCTGAGTGGACAAAGGGTATCACTACTTGGATGGGTAAGCATAAAAAAGAAATACTTCTTACTTTGGCCAACCCATTTTTGGGTATTGGTGCCTTTCTTTTAAAGGATACTAAGACTGGCAAAAGCATTACTAAGTGGGTATCAGGACTTGGAAAATCAGTCAAAGCAGCTACTAAAGGTAAAAAAGGTCTCGGAAACAATCTAGTTGGCGCTTTTAAAGGTGTCGGAGATTGGTTACTCAAGGACAAGTCAACTAAAAAAGGCTTTGATAAATGGATGTCTGGCCTTGAGAGTTCTGTTAAAAATGCAACTAAAGGTAAAAAAGGCTTATTAGCTAATATTACCGGAACTTTTGCTGGCGTTTCTAAATGGCTCAAGAAGGATAAAGGAACAAAGAAGGCCATGGAAAAATGGTCTGATGAACTTGGAAGCGTATTTAATGGCAAAAAAGGATTTGCTAAATCATTTAGCAATTCTTTAGATTCGATGGAAAAGTCATTAAAGAAATCTAAGTTTGGTAAGTCATGGGATAACTTTTGGAAAGACACACAAAAGACAACATCTAGTTGGGATAAAAATATATCTAAATGGTGGTCTGGATTTTCTAAGGACTTTGGCAAGAAGTGGGATAAGTCTTGGAAAGATAGAAAGACTGATATGCATGACGATTGGAAGAACATGCACAGTGCCTATGATGATTTCACTACAGGTATAGGTAAATGGTGGTCTGGATTTTCAACTTCGTTTGGTAAAGACTGGAATCAAGGCTGGAAAGACAGAAAGACCGATATGCATGATAACTGGAAAAACATGCATAGCGCCTACGATGATTTCACTGCTGGAATTAATTCTTGGTGGTCCGGGTTTAGCTCTAGTTTCAAATCAGGTTGGAATTCCATGTGGCAAAGTGTAGCCGACTTCTTTAAAAAGATATTTGATAAATTTAAAGGCTGGGCTCACGATGCTATGAGCGGCGTTGTTGGTGCGATTAACGGTGGTATTGGCGGAATCAATACCGTCATTAAATTCTTCGGTGGTAAAGCTCAATCAATTGCACCTATCAAATATGCTAGTGGTGTTGGCTACCACCCCGGTGGTCCTGCACTTATTAATGATCAAAAAGGTTCAGTATTTGAGGAAGCATTTAAGAACCCTGGTGAGCCTTGGAGAATCATTCCTAAAATGCGCAATGTCATGGTTGATTTGAAACCGGGTGCTACAGTTGTACCTGCTACTGAAACAGCCAGAAGATTCGCACCTAGTTCAGTTCCACATTATGCAAATGGTGTCGGTGACTGGGTCAAAGGTGAGCTAAGCGACATGGGCAAATGGGTCAAGGATAAGCTTGAAGGTATTACTTCTTTCTTAAAAGATCCGTTAGGAAATCTAACATCTGTTTGGGATAAAGCCACGTCTAAAATTGCTCAGTCAACTAAATTCGGTAATGTGTTCGCTCCTCCAGCCGGTCATTACGTTGTTAAACAATCAATCAATTGGTTTAAAGACCAAATGAACAAGCTAAAGGATCAAGAGTTAGAAGCTCAATCTGCTGTTGGTGGTGCTAGACCAGCTAAAGCGTATGGTTCAATGATTAGAGCTGCAGCCGATTACATGCATCAATCAATCACTGACTTCAATGTGGACATGATTGAACGTATTATCGGCAATGAATCTGGCGGTAATCCACACGCTATTAATTTGACTGATAATAATGCCAAAGCCGGTACACCATCAAAAGGAATTTTGCAGTATATTGACCCAACATTTAATAGTTACGCTATGCCTGGACACAAGGATATTTGGAATCCATTGGATCAATTGATAGCGTTATTCAATGATGCTACATGGCGTTCTGATATGGGTATGGGCTACAACGGAAAGTATGGTGAATGGCGTGGTTCAGCTAGTGGTCCTTCTGGTCCAAGATTAATGGCTAACGGTGGACATGTCTTTGGTGCTACTAATGCCATTATCGGTGAAGCTGGTGACGAATTTGCAATTAATCCTTCTAAGCCATCAGCTATCCCATTAATAGGAGATTTAATGGGGAGAATGGCAGATTATCACCCAGAATTTAGATCCTCAAGTTTAACAAGCAATATCAGCGCTGACCTTGGTCAAAAACTGGATATTGTCATTAATCTACTAGGTTCTATCGAAGGCAAGAACTTTGCTCCTGAAATTAACATTGCTAGAACCAATAGCAATTTAAATCAGCAAAACAGACGTAATACAGATATCTATGCATACCAGCGAGGTGATAGACAATAATGACAAATCAGGTATTTAAAGATGAAATGACTAATCCTAAGCCTCATGCTTATGGCTTTTCAAACGGTCGTGATAATCCATCGAGATTACCACTTGATCCAATTGAAGTTGCTATAAGTGATGAGGGAATTGATTGGACTTCGTACTTTGACGTTGAAGATATGTTCGGTGTTCATTGCTATGATTGGGATATAGCTCAAACTAATCCTGTAGAGAATTGGCAGAAAATCAATACTCGAGATGGTCAACATTTAACGTCGTCTTCGTTTGATAGTCGAGATATTACTTCCACCTGGGAAGTAATCGGGAATAGTGAAGCAGAATTCCGGATGCTATATGCTGCTCTACATGATTTCTTTATGGATCGGAAAGGCTTTTGGATTGTGTTTGGCAATGAGCCTTCATTCAAGTATCGAGTTAAAACTAAAGTTTTTGCTCCGACATATGTTAATGAAAAACAAGCAACGATAGTTATTACTTTCAACAACTACACAGGTATGCGTGAGAGTGTGGGCACATCATTAGAAATTTTTGATAAAGAAAAAAACTTCTTTTCTTATGGAATGGGAATACCTAATAAAGATATTTCTTATGAATCCAAAGAAGAGAAGTTTTCTATTTATAATCCAAGTTCAATTGATATTGATCCATTGGGACAAAATCATTATCTAAAAATCCACATTAAAGGTTCTGGCTCACCAACTTTGACTAATAAAACTACTGGTGAATCGTTTACTTATAACCGTGTTCTAGGTGAAAATGATGAGCTTATTCTTGATGGAGTTGACCCGTATTTAAACGGTCAGCCTGATGGAATCAATAGTAATCACGGAACAATTTCACTAGTAAAAGGTGATAACGAGTTTGAAATTTCTGGCCTAACAAACTCAGATATTGCCTTTGAATTCTATTTCATCTATTTTTAATGCCAGCTTTCAACGGACACAAAATTTACGTTCTATCATTCGATGGCCAGCACGAAGAATGGTTGACGTGCTTAAATGAAGACACATTTAAAATAGATAAGCAGGTTAGTTCGACATTTCAGCTGTCTTTTACAGCATTTCTTACAAAAAAGAATGGTATTTCATTCGACTTGTTGGAGAACGATGCTTACATTATCTTTGACGGCCAAAAGTATCAAATCAAGCAGTGCGTATCTAAATACGTGGATGATTTTGTTACTAAAGATGTCACCGCGACACATGAAATCTTTGGCATTCAAAATTTTAGACAATTCAACGTTAATAAGGGCAGCCAAAGCTATTCCATTGATTCAATGATGAAGTTTGTCTTTGATAGTCAGTACAATTCAGGATATTCATATCAAATTAATGGAAGCTTTCCCACCGTTGATATTACGGATTGGGGTAACTGCTCCGGTTTAGATGCAATTCAAAAAGCCGTTGATTCATATGGAGCACGTTGGCTTCCAAATGGAAAAACGGTTTTAATCTATGATCAGAATTCATATAAGAATGCTACCAACCGTCAATTCATCTGGTCTCACAATACAAATGACATTGAGTTATCGGTAGACTCCACTTCAATGGTCAATGGGGCTATGTTGTATGGTGCTACAGTTGACGATTCCCACAGTTCAACAGCTGATGGAACATCAACCAGTGATTCTACTGGATCATCTAGCACATTGGCAGCAACTTCTACTGGTAATTCCATAGGAACTATTTCAACTATGGAAGATGGTGGAGCACCCGTTTATAGCTCACCGGTAGGAAATAACTTAACCGGCCAAAAATTGCCAAATGGTAGTAAATGGGCTATTGATAAACAAATATCTATTGATGGTGTTGTTTGGTATCGTGTTGCCACAAACGAATGGGTAAGCGAAAAATATTTCTCATTTGATAAGTCTGGAGATGTCAAGCCAGAACAACAAGTTATTGAACAGGTCTGGGGTCAAGGTACCATTAAGGCTGCTGACATAACCACTGGTACTGGTGACAATCAAACTACTACAACGCCAACTTTTGCAAAAATTTATGATTCTCCATATTCTGGTCAACATGAAATTTCTGGCAAGACGCTGTCTAACGGAAGTCAATGGAAGATTGATGGAACCGTATCAGATGGGTATGGTGGAAAAACATGGTATCGTGTGGCAACAAATGAATGGGTTTGTGCTGATGATATTAGCTTCGATGGCGATACTGATGTAGAACCCAAGTCCACGGAAACTGCTACAGATGGCACAGTCACAACGGATACGGACGAAGTAAAGTATTATTTTGAACCATTTTTCTATTACAATTCGGCCTCACAGTCAGAGCACGGTTTAATCGTTGGTGAAGACATTACTAATGATCAAATCAAGGACGTTGAATCCATGAAGAAATATGCAGATTCAGTAATGCAAGTTGATCCTATTGTTGAATTAACTGTTAACTTGAGCCAACAGGACGATGAGTTAAACATTGGTGACACTATGTTTCTAAACGCAGAGCCACTAGGACTAAAACTTATGGTTACGTTGAACGGTATCAGTGGCAATCCTCTTAACAATGATTCGCCGATGACCGTAAGTTTGGACAATTCAAAGTTGTCACGAAAGAATATTAACTTTGAAAATTCAGATAAACTCCGTTTGGCCAACCGTAATATTGAACTTCTAACTAAGACGGTTAGACGTCAAAACGCTAAACTTAGCGATTTAAATAAAAAGCAAAAAGATTTAACTGATCAAATAAATAAAGATAAGGAGGAATCAAATGGTACAACCTCAAATTAAATTCGTGTCTGGTAATTCAACATTAGACGGAATTACCAAAACTGTTGATACCGGCAGATCAATATTTGATGAAGGTGGCAAAATGGCGCTCAAGATTTTGGGTAAAGATCCAGACGGTAATATAATTGCCAAAAAATATAAGCTGATCGACACTGACCAAACTACACAATTAAAAGTTCCAGAGTTGCAAGACATTGAAGGCTTTGACGGTCTAACTGTTAAATTAGATCGTATTACGTCGGAACTATACGGTTCGTCAATGTTCCACTCAGAGAATTTTAATATCGAAACCATAGAAAAAGCGTTAAATCTAATTTTGAAAGATCTAGCAATAATTGTTAGTAATCAAAAGTCGATTAACGCTTATTTTAGTGCTTTCGGTAATTCAACTGGTGAAGCATTAGTTTCATCGTTATCTGAATTGATAGCCGATGAAGTCAGCGGTGAAGTAGGTAAAGAGACAAGTAACTTATCTCAAAGACTTTCTAATATTGAAAGTCGACTTCGTGATAGTCCAATCTCAAACGGTGTACACGCTCCTAGTTATACCGGAAATGGTCAACAGTATTCTGATGACGATCTAGAAGTTGACCGAAAACTTGCAGAAATGAATTCAGAATTAAACAAAGGTGGTGATATTTAATGTCAAATGTAGAAATGAAGATGAATATTCCGGCAGTCGAACCATTATTTTTCTGCGTTGATCTAGCGGAAGGATTCCATTTACCAGCACAATATACGCAGGATGAGCATGAACATCTAGGTCCAAACGGAATTGAAAATATTCTGTTAAACAGTCGAGAATTTCAACATGCCTGGTTAATTCAAGGTACTTCGAGCGGTAACACATTTGAAATTAATTTCTTAAAATCAAATAAAAATTGGGGCGGCGTATCTCTATATGATCTATCCAGTTTTGATATGGACGATAGTACCCTAATTAATAAGTTGGTTAGTTTTGAGGGTACAGACGCAACAGGATCTTATGTCCGTTCAGATGAAGGATTTGACGGAACTCAAGCGTCCTTAGGCGTATTGAGCTGGCAACCTGAAGCAGCTATCACTCAAAATGCTGGACATTATCAATCGGCACACTTCCTTATCGAAAATCCAGAACGCACTAAAGTAATTCAAACTTTGGATTTCGATTTAGAAATTATTAATAATGATGTAGCCATTCCAGAGAAACACGCTAATTATGTTTCGGAATTAAATAGATTATTAGTTAATTTTGATGAATCAATTAAATCTGGCCAAAAGCAATTAGCGTTCTACCAATCCTTATACGTTGGTATTATGCAGAACAATATTGCTAGTTTGAACGATACCGCCGATAAGGCTATTAAGGATATGAATGATAAAACGGACACTGCTATCAAAGCCAATCAAGAACAGTTAGACACCGATACCAAAAATAGCCAAGCCAAAATTGATAAATTGGTATCTGACAGCACCGCTCATAAAGATGAGGTCGATAAGTCCTTAAATGATCTCGAAGATCGCCAAAGAAAGAACGATGATGACATAACTCAAAATAAGGCCGATATCGCTGCTAATGCCGAAGATATTAAGTCTGCCGGTGTTGTAACGCAAGATAACGCTAAAACTGTTATGCAAGATATTCTTGATACCGGCGGTTTATCAATTGGTAAAAGTGATCCAGCTACTGATTCAAAAATGGATCAGATGAATAAAATGTTAGAAGGAGATATGTAAATGTCAGATACTAATACAGCTATTGTTAAAGACGAACAAGCAAGAAATTTATTGAAGAAAATGCCACTTGCTGTTGAAATTGCTGACGACGACGGGAATGTAATACATCAGTCAATAGGTAATCATACAACAAACAGAATAAGATTATATTCGTCATGGTTAGGAAATGGTTCCGGTAGTTCAACAGGTGGAAACACAGGCGGAAACACTGGAACTACAACCAATCCCGGTCACGAAACTGTTGGAGACGATGTATACCCTGGTGACGTTAACAAGGGCGAAGTTACTAAGCGTTTTAAACTTTGGCAAGGTCCATCTAATACAAACGCCGATACTACAGTTACCTTTAATCAAGATTTAGGCGAGAATTTAGATGGATTGGGTGACGGGTTACAAGCACAATTAAGTATGGTGGAAACTCCTTATTTTAATGGTAAGTCCACTACACCTAAGAAAATTCAAATTACGAATGGTGAGGCCGGATTGAACAAGTTTTCAACAACATCCCCAATTCCAATTTCTTTAAAGAAGGGACGTTTAGCATCTAAAGATATATTAAAAGTGGAATTAAGCGGTGATGGGTCTAAAGAAACTCTAATCTCAGGGCCAATACTTCAAATTCCCGGATTTAATTCCAGAGAAGACGTTTCGAGTACGAAAATAACACGTTATAATTTTGGAGATGGATACCAAAATCCTGAGACCAGTATAGCTGCGACAAATATCACTAGTACGAGTTTTATTTTGGATAGAAACAGGATTTTATATGAAAAATCAAATAGAACTGGGACGAGATTAGTTGTTTATAAGGATAATGAAAAATATGCGGTTGGTCCTATGGATATTAGTATTATTGAAGTTGACGGTTTGAACCCGGCAACGATATATAAGCGGGGACAATTTACTGTTCGATATGAGGATATTAACGGTAATCCAGCGTCTAATACAATTCCAGTCGTTCAAATTACTACTTTAGCAAATGACGAGAGCGTACCAACTAAGTTGCCAACTTTTCAATATAACGGTGTTGTGAATTGGACGAATCCGGGAACCTTCCCAGCAAGTGGCTATCCGAATGTAACCAATAATATTGTAACAATAGGAAGTACCGGTATCGTAATAGACACCCAAGATAATACCCCGGGCTATTCCTTGGTCTTACTTGATAAAAATAATAGAGTTCTTGCAAAAGGGACTCCAGGAGTAAGATATCTTTTTTATAATAATTTACAACCAAATCAATCTTACATAGGATTTAAATTGACCAAAGTATTTTCTCGTGACATTAAAGAAGGAGATATTGTTACTAATCCTTCAGTCAGTTTTAAATTTAATGATGATGGAACAATGAACATTAGTACAACACAAGGTTCAATAAAAGATAAAGACGATAATTTAATATCAACATTTGACTTAATCGTAGATTATGTTAATTCCTACGCAAGTCAAAAAGAGGTTTCACAATTGACCGTCGGAAGTTATTTATTCGTTGGAGATTCAACTAGTGCTTCGCTTGTTGGAGTATCAAAAGATTTTGGCAATATCGGAGACGGGTTAGAAATACATTTTGTAGATCCGGCTACTTCAGCAGATAGTACTTATAGAGCTAGATTGGCATATATGGATCTACCAAGTGTAGTTAGGATTCCTAAGCAGTACATTCTTAACGGAATTTCTAATTATAGCCTTTTGGATAGTCCCTTAAAGACATATCTTGGTGGGAATGACGTTGAAACTTATTATCAAGGGACATGGAAAAATTATAAAGCGACTTACCCAAATGGTAGTCTATACTATTACGTCGGATGTACATCGCTTTCATTTTCATTTAGTAATGGGACTGTTGAAGTCGAAGGTAATCTGGCTGCTGGTCAAGGTAGTAGCAGTTTAAACACAGTTGATGCGATTATCGCAGCTATTCCTAAATCGTTGCCACATATAGCATACGTAACTAACTATAAGGAGGGAGAATAATGGTTAAAGTAGCTTTTAAACAAGATGATGATGGAAATATTACTGATATTGCAGAATATCCCTCATCACTTTATCAGGATAAAAACAAAGGTTGGATTGTCGTAGAAGATGACCCAACCTTTTCTATTTCAGAGAAATTCAATTGGACTATTCGCCCCACTGATAATGCTTTGGTTCATAAATCAACAAATATGACACCAGACGAAGAACACAACGATGTATTAACTAAGTTAACTCTTCAAAATTTGCAACTAACTAAAATTATCGAAGATTTGAAGACAGCTTTAACAACAAGTACCAAGCAGAATTTGAGCTTGATGGCTGATAACGCTGATCAAAAGAATATTAGTGATGAACTTCAATCAGCAGTTACACAATTGACCAAAGAAGTCATTGGAATGAAGGCAGCACCAGCACCAGCACCAGCACCAGACACAACATTAAGCACTGAACCAGATACATCAACTACAACAGATAATGGAGGAAAATAATATGATTGGATTACTTAAAATGGAATTTGGATGGGGAACACTCAAGGCCGCTGACATCGTTGGCTATGTGCCTATGGTCATCTCAAAAGATGATTATAAAGATATTACAGGTAAAGATTATGACACGTCAGGCAAGGTTGACGGAGGCGAAGCAGATGATAAGAATAGCCAAAATTAGCCTTGATATTCGTAAAGACGCTGTGGTCAGTAATGAACCAATTATTCTGCGTCAAGGCGAAAGTGATGTGACTATTGAAGCAACTGTCTTAAATGGGGGAGACGAAAACTTACAGATTGATTTTGCTACCTTTGTAGCAAAAAAGCCCGATGGGACAATTGTTTCTAATGACCCAGCAAATGTTAATGGTAGCGTGATCGATTATCCTGTAAGTGATCATTTAACGGAATCTGTCGGTAACATTCAAGATGCTTATTTTATGATCAATAATGAGGTAACCACATGTGGATTTGATATCTCAATCATTCCAAGTACGCAGCTTGATGATACTTCAGTCAGCTACATTCCGGGCATCGAAAATATCAATAAGTTCTTAACTGATACCGAAAATGACTGGCTCGGTAGAATCCAGCAAATGAAGTCCCAAATTGCTGGTCTTGATATTCCAACGGAATTCAAATTACTCATGAATAATTCTTTGGATGAAGCTAAAGCACAGTACCAACCAATCATAGATGCTGCTGAAGAAAATGTAGAAAGCATTGCCGCTGATTTGTCTGCTAAAAAATTAGATTTGCAAAATAATAGTGATGAATTGAATACTACAATTACGGCTATCAAGGCACAAATAGCTCCCGTTAATTCATTTTTGGATGGTGTTCAAAAACAAATTATTGCGGCCAATGCTAGTTTCACAGCTGATCAGCAAGCCAAAGTATCTCAATCAATTTCAGATTTAAAGGCTCGATTAGATGCTTTAGGAGTTCTTGAAATTGGTGGAAGGAACTATCTATTAGATTCAGAAAACTATAATGAAAACTATTGGTTAAGAAACATAGGTATTTTTGGAGATGTCTTAAATGATAGTTTTAATGGTACTAAGATTGCCCAAACAAATGTGAATTGGGGTGGGCCAAAATATTCAGTGGATAACTTAAAAGAAAGAGGTTTACTTGATGATACTTCACAAAGTTGGACATTTTCATCATATGCAAGAACTACTACCAACGTTACGGCTGAAATAAACTTTTTTGGGCTTGATTCTGCAATAGATGCAGGAACCGTTGGGCAAAATTGGAAAAGAATTTCTGTGACATTTAAGTTCTTAAATCCAAATAGTACAATCAGTTTCTCACCTATTGAATTGGACAAAGTACCTGCCACCGTTCAATTTTCTGGATATAAACTTGAAAAGGGAAATATTTCAACTGATTGGACACCAGCTCCAGAAGATATAGTGATGAGTGGTAAAACCATCACAGCAACAGATGACACTGGCAAAACAGTTAACTTGAAAATTACAGGAATTAGCTAAGGCTAGTTCCTTTTTTAGTACAAAAATTTAGGAGATGAATATATGTATGCACCAACACCAGCACCGCACATCGGGTTTATGGAATGGTGGGTTGCTGCTGAAAAGTTGACTGAGAATCCTTGGTTCACAACATTCATTATTATTATTTTAGTTGATTTAGCTACTGGATTTTTAAAAGGATTCTTTAAGAGCTCTAATGAGCGAGTAAACTCAACTACGGGGAGAAAAGGACTTATTAAACATACTGTTATAGCCGGTATAGCAGTTATTTTTTATCCTTTAGTAGATTGTTGGGGATTAGCCAACTATGCAAACCTGTTCTTAATGTTTTTTATCGGTCAATATGGTATTTCAATTGTAGAAAATTTAGGAATTATGGGTATTCCACTTCCAAATTGGATTACAGATAATTTGGAGAAACTAAGAAATAGGAGTGATAATAGTGAAACTAAAAAATAAATTAATCTATATTGTAAGTCTGCTTATTGCAGGCTTATTTTTTTGCACTCAAAATGTGCAAGCAGCTAGAACCGACATGGTAGATGTATCCAATCACAACGGATATATGACTACGGCCAACTTTGTAGATATGCGTGATAATTATGGTGTAAAGGCTGTTACCACCAAGATTTCCGAAGGTACTTACTACCATGATTACACGGCTTCAAATAATATTGCTACGGCTCAAGCGGCAGGACTATATATCAATGGCTATCATTTTGCTAGATATACAACGGTTCAAGGTGCTATCAATGAGGCTGACTATGCTGGTAAAATGGCTAAAGCTGACGGTTTACCAATTGGTTCAGTGTTGATCACTGATGTGGAAGCACAAGAGCAAAATGGATTATCAAGAGCAACTAATAATGCTAATAACAAAGCATTTATGGATCAAGTTGCTAAGTATGGATATCGTTCGGATGTTTATACTATGAGTTCATGGCTAGGCAGTAAGATGGACGTTAACAGTGGTGGCTGGATTGCTTCATATCCTTACAATGCGTCTGACAAGTCTTGGTATTCAGGAAATCATGCTTGGCAATGGGGAAGCACATATAATTTTGCTGGTTCATATGGTAATTTTGATGTTTCTCAGAATTATGACAATTTTTTCACTGGTGGACAATCTCCACAAGTTGACCCTAACGAAACTATTAGTAATGTGATATCTGTAAAAGGTAACAGCTATAAGGCGTTTACTACTTATAATAATGAAGGCAAAGCAAATGTAGGTACTGATGTAATTAGTGGCACAGACTGGAAGTCTGGTACTATCACAGTCATCAATGACGTGCCTTACTATTTAATTGGTGGAAACATTTTATTACCACAATCATCAACGACATTTAAGAATGTTGTAAATATTAATTATCGTTCAGATTATGGTGTACTTGCTTATGATAGTAAGGGGAATTCAATTAAAGACTCTAATAAGACATTTAAGGGCGGTACTAGCTGGCAAACTAAAGATAAGTTAGTTAACATTCCTAATATTGGTTATGCTTATGAAGTCGCAACTAATGAATATATTCCTATTAAATATGCTCAAGGTTCGGGATTTACTGGATAAATTTTAAACGGTAAATGCTAGACAAATATAATAATATGCGTTATCTTAAGGTTGTTCATTGACGTGGACAATATTATAAATTACCTCGATTTTGAATTACCTTTGATAGTGTTAGAAAAGCCCATCATCTATTAATTTAGGTGATGGGCTTTTTTGTGCTATTTAAAAAACTTAATTTTAAAGATATAGCTGTGATATAATTTGAGCTGTTGAAAGACTATCAATTCTAAATGTTTTCACCATATAATGTGTAGGAAAACATAACAAAAGATAAGGCTTTGCGCACATTTTGCGCATATGTCAAATAGGGTCTGATATATAGGCTTTTTAAAATCCTGTACTCTCCTTAGATACCTTTTTTTAGAACATCTTTTGGTGTTCTATTTTTTTGTCTTTAATTGCTAAAAACGTTGTTGTATCAACACTCGTAGACGGTGAAATATTTAACAAAACATATAAACCTTTTCTAGTTTATTCTAGCAATAGGTATTCCATTGTCCCAAAGTTGTCCCAATTGTCCCATTTTTGCCGTTTTTGGGACAATTGCTGTTATATCAGACCTTATTGAGATAATTCATTAGCACGCATAGTTATAGCGGTATTTTTATGCCCTAGCAATTCATGTAATTGGTTCAAGGTATTTATAACTAGGTTCTCATTTGGATAATCTGATATTTTATATGCAATTATTTTATTATTAAGGCTGTCTAATATCGAAGATAAATAAAGTATATCCATTCCAAATGTCAAATAAGTGATATCGGTTGTTAGTTTAGTCATTGGTTTTTATATTGACCAGTTCTAATTAATAATATTGCCAAAAGTCTTATAGGGATTCCAATTCAAGTTCTTGTTTCATCTTGTTAATTCCTCCGTCGTGATGTTCTACCTCTGGCAATTCTGCCACACATTTGCTGTATTTATATTGTTTCTCTTGGGATTGCGAAAGACGATAATAGTCTCCATTACGAAGATATTTTCTCCAAGTATAAATAAGTTCATCGCTCTTCAAACCAAGTTGTTTAACAATTTGTCTGCCGGGGATACCGGCATTTAAAAGCCTAATAGCTTCTAATTCGGTTTCATATGAATATTTGTTATTAGTCAAAGCAAAAGCACCTCCAAGATTTTTTTCTCAGAAGTGCTCTTATTTATCTATATCAAATTATATACTCAGTACCGTTAGACCTATTTTTTGCATTATTTAATTTATTAAAACCCTAAGGCCTGCTTTTTATCTACATCAAATTCTTCTTGTGTAATTGTTTTATTATCTAATAAGCTCTTAAATTTAGACAATCCATCAGCATCACTTATTTGATCAACAATATTAGATTGATAATTTTATTAGCCATATAATTTTCAATAAATTCATAAATTAAGATATTTAGTCGCTATTACTACAAACTACAAGTGAATTTTCTTTGTTGTAATCAACTTCCGACTCCCATGATTAATAAATCCACTTGTGGTTTGATTTTCGGCGGCTGTAATGAAATTAATATGTCTGGACATCACACCAATAAGCTTTAAATCAGTTTAAATAATAGTTTGAAGATATATTGTTTGTTTACCATTTGATTCACGATTTATAAAGGATCTAATACATTTTCTAATTATTTTTACTGAATTATCATCAGGTTAAATGATTACGTGTTCTGCAATATTGATTTCAACAATTTTGTTCATAATTTTTATTTTTAAGTTATCATTGTTTGGACGTTAGATATGGAATCTTAATTATGGATTCGATTATACAAATCTAAAAATGTAGTAATGTCCACTATTAGATACCTTTGGGATTGTTCGGGATCGGTTTTAGTCGTTCATTGATATATGCGATTCTTTAATGAATCCTCCAATGAATTTACCTTTGTCTTCTCTTATTTCCTTAGTTGAGTAATGTTGCATTAATACAATGTAACTATAATTGACGCCCAAGATTAAAAACGATGCATCTGATACCACATCAGATCCGTTATCTATAGATTTTAATGCACTACGTGTGGATGTTTTAATAGAATTTCTTATTTTTTTGTCATCGGTATGATTTAAAATCTCGGACGCAATTGATTTAATATCAGCTTTTGCTTTTTTTTCTTTTGAATAGCTGTCAGTATTAGAAGCATTTTTTGCATATTTAAGTTTATCAGAAGCTTCTTTTAGTTGATGTTTTTGAAATGCATTAATTGCTAAATCGCTATTATCATATATATTTGTTGGTCCGAATGAGAACGTTGACGCAAATATCATTAAAAATGATATTGCTGAAATTATTGATATTTGAAAATCAAATTTTCGCTTTTTAAAAAAGAATAATATGATGAATATTAAGAAAATGATGATAGTTATTAAAATGAGTAGTGCTTCTATTATTAAAGTTGTATTTGTATTTAATAATAAAGTTAAAACTAGTAGTGTAATTGGAAATGGTAAGGTATATATCAAATACTTCCAATTTATGTCGTTCTTAACATTTAGGTGCTTTTTAGATTTATGACGTGATGATCTAGTGTCCAT